TCATGCGCAGGCCTCCGTTTGGCGGGGGGCCATCATGTCCCGCAGGACCGAGCCCAGCCCCTCATGGCGCAAATCGACGGCGATGCCGTATTCGCCGACGGTCACCCGCTCGACCAGAAGCTGGACGATGCGGGTCTGCTCCGCCGGGTAGAGCGCCGCCCAGAGCTGGTCGAACTCGCCGAGCGCCTGGACGACCGCTTTCTCATCGACGGCCGAGTTCTCGTCGCGCAGGGCCTTTATGGTCCGCGCCGCGACTTCGGGTGCGCGGATCATGCGGCGGATTTCGCCGACGACGGCGTCCTCGACCATGCCGGCGGGCAAGCGCAGCGGCCCTGAGGCGTCTCCGGTCGGGCGGTTTCGGATCAGGTCCATCGACGCATAGTAGCGGTAGAGGCGCGTGCCCTTCTTCGTCGCCGTCGGCGTCATCGCCGTACCCGTCTCGGTGAAGATGATCCCCTTCAGCAGGGCTGGCGTCTGGCGGCGGGTGTTCTTCGCCCGCAGGCGCGGGCTCTCCTGCAGGATGCTGTGAACCTTGTCCCAAAGAGCCTGATCGATGATGGCCTCGTGCTCGCCCGGATAGGCCGTGCCCTTGTGCACGGCCTCCCCGAGGTAGACCCGGTTGTTGATCAGTTTGTAGAGGAAGCCCTTGTCGATCGGCTTGCCGCGCTTGTTCAGCACGCCTTCAGCCGCGAGCGCTTTGGCCAGCGTCGTGGCGGAGCCGATGGCGACGAACCTCTCGAAGATCATCCGGACCGTCGCGGCCTCGGCCTCGTTGACCACCAGTTTGCGGTCACGCACGTCGTAGCCCAGCGGGACGTGACCGCCCATCCACATGCCGCGCTTGCGGGATGCCGCGACCTTGTCGCGGATGCGCTCGCCGATCACCTCCCGCTCGAACTGTGCGAAGCTGAGAAGGATGTTCAGGGTCAGGCGGCCCATCGAGGTCGTGGTGTTGAACGACTGCGTGACCGAAACGAAGGTCACCTGATTGCGGTCGAAGATCTCGACCAGCTTGGCGAAATCCATCAGCGAGCGCGACAGCCGGTCGATCTTGTAGACCACGATCACATCGATCAGACCGGCTTCGACGTCCTGAATGAGACGCTTCAAGCCGGGGCGCTCCAGCGTGCCACCGGAGAAGCCGCCGTCATCGTAGCGTTCGCGAATGGTGGCCCAGCCTTCCGCCTTCTGGCTCGTCACAAAGGCCTCGCAAGCCTCGCGCTGGGCGTCGAGGCTGTTGAACTCCATGTCGAGCCCTTCCTCGCTCGACTTGCGGGTATAGATGGCGCAGCGCTGACGGCGCGGAACTAACGCGACTGCTTCCTGATGACGGCTCATCGGTCGTCCCTCCGGGCCTCGCGGAGGCCGAAGAAGCGATAGCCGTTCCACTGCGTGCCGGTGATCGCCCGCGCCACCGCCGACAGCGACTTGAACTTGCGCCCCTGCCAGTCGAAGCCGTCCTTCATCACCGTGACGGTGTGCTCCACCCCGTCCCATTCACGCACGAGGCGGGTTCCGACCACGGGGTTGCGGGGATCCGCGATGACCGTCTTGCGCTTGGCCCGGCCTTCGATTTCGTCAGCCAGCAAGTCCAGCGTCCGCCGCGTCTCGCGGGTCAGGCCGCCGAGGGTCAGTTCCTGGACCCGGTAGCCGAGCCTCAGCTCGAGGTAACTGCGGCTGTTGTTCGGAGCGGGTGTACCGAAGAGGCTTTCCCACTTCGCCTTCAGCTCGACCACCGTCATTCGCTTCAGCGCTGCAAGCTGCGTGACCACGCCCGCGTGCGCCGCATCGCGGTTGCCCGGTTGCCATGGTGCGGCGTCAGTCTTTCTCTTTGTCCCTGGCATCATTGCCCTCCAACTCGGTTGCTCGGTTTGCGACGACCAACACGGCGTTTGAGGGCGAGAATGTCGAATGAACTTTCTCTGCCGGCAGCAGATAAATGACTGGACTGTTCGGACAGAACCCGCTTCAGCCCGATGGCGAGAATCTGGCCGAGTTCGCCAAGCCGCTCATCGGCCGTCATGCGGTCGGGCGACAAGGGGTTCGGGGCGGAGGAAATGTTGTGCATGAGACCGTTCGCAATCAATCCTGATAAACGAACGGTACGTGGAAATCATGAAAACACAAGCACAATCAATTATTTGTCAGGTTAGTACGCAATCATGAGTACTGGATGGCGCTCGTTCAGCGGCGGTTCAGATTGCCCGACCTACACTGCCCACATCTTATGGCTCGGGAGGAACACATGAAGCGCGTCGTACAAGTCACTGCCATGCTGGCAGCCCTCATTGCCACCGCCACTACGGCATCGGCCTACCGGATTGAGAAAGTGCAGGCATCCTCGCCGTCCCTTGGTAAGCATTATCTCTATTCCTGCATCTGCGACAACGGAAACCGCATCATCTCGTATTCAACAAGCCCCATCAACGGCAACGACTGCCTTACGGCCTGTTACCATGCCGGTTCCGGATATGGTGGGCCGCAGACGCCGCCCGTGAAGTCCCTCCCTGCCACCACGGCGCAACGTCGACAAGGTGCAGTAGGGCGATAACGTTACGCGGTGGCACGGCCTGCTCAGTGGTGCGTTGCCGGCCGCACGTCCCTGTCGGTGTCCAGGCGCAGCGCCGTGCGCCACAGTGACGTCTTGGTGAACAGGCCATCATCGAATCGTCGCGCGCCCTCAACGCGATCCTCTCGCAACAGCCCCGTCCAGCATAGCGGACGCAGAACCTGAACATAGAGGTTGCTGAGGATCATATCGAAGCGTTCTGACTCGCCCTTTGGCCCATAGAGCGTGTGGCGCAGTTCCGTTGCGGTCGCGCCATTCTCGACCTCGACATTCAGCACATTGAGGAAGATGTCCCAATTGCCCGGCAATCGTTCCGGCCGCCGTGCAAATTGCAGGTGGTCCACTTCGAAGAGATAGAACGGTGTGATGATGCCGAACAGCCGGCCAGGATGACCAACCAAGGACTGGCCCGCCTTGGTCAGCGTGAACTGGCCCTTGGAGTGACGCCCGATCTTCAGGGCAATCATCAGGTCGTGCAGGTCCATCAGCGGACCGAAGTCGATCTCGTTCAGCACCTTGTTGATGGCGAAGAGGTCGGCCTCCAGATAGCCCGGCCATTCGAACTCGGCGGCCGCCCAGTGGACGAAGCTGCGTTTGAAGGCTTTTGATGGCGTCAGCGGGATCGCTCCGTGCTCGTAGATATAGGCGAAGGTCTTTTCCATTGCCCGCACCATTGGCGAGTGCACGAGCGCCGGATCGTCATCGACCACTTCCTCGAACACGATCAAGATCAGATCTCCCGGCCGAACCAGCGAATGCGCCCGATGATCCTGATCTCCTCGGCCGTGCGCTCATAGGGGCTGTAGAACGTGTTGTCGGAGATGATGCGCACCCGCGGCGGCTCAGAGTTCGGGATATGCTCCAGCCGCTTGGCCACCAGACCCATGCCGTCGAACAGCACGAAGATGCCCGGCGGGGTCGGCATGCAGCGGGCAAGGTCGACCAGCACGACGTCCCCGTCGTGCAAGGTCGGCATCATGCTGTCGCCCTCGACATGCATGATGCGCAGGCTTGCCGGATTGGCGCGCAGGCGATGTGTGATCCACGAGCTCCGGAAATGGTAGGGTTCGCCGTTCTCCACTTCGTCCGCGACGAGCTTGCCGCCGCCCATCGAGGCCGTGACCTGGACCGACGGGATTGCCACGAAGGCATCCGCCTCGTCTTCCATGACCGGCTCATCCCCCTCGATCATGCCCTTGCCATGCAGGAGCCAGTTGCGATCGACCTTGATGATCGCGGCGACCTTGTCGAGCTTCTCGAGGTTCGGCCGCTCCGAACGCCCGCGCATGATGTCATAGACGAAGGACCGGTTGACGCGCGCCTGTTCGGCCACCTCGCGCGCGTTCAGCCCCAGCTGCTCGGCTCGGGCTCTCAGTCGTTCGGCAAGCGTGATGGTCATGGATCCGGTCCGTAATGTGGATTTTGTGGATTAAAATGGATTGATTCATCCGCGTCAAGCAAATAGAACATAGCAAGAACGATATTTTGGGCAGGGGCGCGCAGAATGGCGACCATCGAGAAGGACTATTTCGCGCTGGAGGAACTGGAAGAGCGCTGGGAGGTGCCGCAGCGGGACCTGGTCTATCTGGCCGAGAATGGCCTGCTGAAGGTGTCGGTTCGTCTCTATGGCGTCCACCTCGAGCAAGGCAGCTACGAGGAGGTCGACGAGGGCCAGTGGTGCAGCATCCCCCACAGCCAGGCTCCCTTTCACGGGCTCCAGGACCTGCGCACCCATGACGCCTACCGGCTGTTTCACGAGGGCGCGCTGCGCATCGATCGATTCGATGCGCCAAGGGATCGGTACTGCGTCGTGCTGCGACCCGAGGACGGGATCATGATCCGCAAGGACGAGTTGGTCGTCCGACGCGAGGAGCGCGACCGCGCCGAAGCCAGGCATGGTCTGGGCGGCACGCAGCGAACATCCGGAATCGTCTTCGAGCAACGGCACGATTTCAGCGAGATCGTTCTCGGGGAGCGAACCTTCGTGCTCGGCCAGATCCAGGCGCGCGTCGTGCGCATCCTGCATGAGGCGGCCATGCGCGGGTTCCCCTGGCAGCATGGCAAGGCAGTGCTGGCCGAAGCCGGCTCTTCCTGCACGCGTCTGTCGGACCTGTTCAAGACACAGCCGGAATGGCGCAAGCTGATCCAGTCCGACCGGCGCGGCCGCTATCGTCTCAATATCCGGTTCTTCTGATCCCCCTGTCTCAAGCCCGGTTCCGCCGGGCTTTTGTGCATCTGGATGTGAGCAGCATCCGCCTGCCATCCCCTTGTCCATCCCCCTCTGTGCGTATGAAACGGTGATTCTGATCCCCTAACGATCCACTTCCGATCCCGACGACACCAATCTCATCCTACGCCATCCTCTCCGCAGGTTTTCGTCAGACCCCAAGGAGAACGAGATGGCTACCAGACACCTCTCCCAGATCGAGCTCGCCGCTCGCTGGAACATTTCGCACCGCACGCTCGAACGCTGGCGCTGGACGGGTGAAGGCCCGCAATACGTCAAGCTCGGCGGCCGCGTCGTCTACCGGCTCGAGGATGTCGAAGCCTACGAGGCCGAGCAGATCCGCCAGAGCACTGCCAGCTACCGCCACCAGGCTTCGGCGTGAGGGTGCGGCGATGACGATCCCCAACCACATCACCCTCGGTGATCTGCGCACCATGCAGATCGCGGCAATCGTTGCTCTGCCGCCCGAGCAACTTGCCCTTCTGCAGGATGCGGCCAGTGAAGCCCTGCGCAGCGCCAAGGCCACCAGCGACTGGCTCGAAGGCGCCATCGCGCTCAAATACGCTGACCGCGCCGTCATGGCGCGTATGGAAGCGAGCAAGGACACCGGAACGGTTCGCTTCGAGGACGGTGCGGTCACCGTGATCGCCGAACTGCCGAAGCGCGTCGATTGGGATCAGGCACAGCTTGCCGATCTGGTCGAGCGCATCAGCGCCGCCGGTGACGACCCCACCGAATATGTCGATGTCAGCTTCAAGGTGCCCGAGCGCAAATACGCCGCCTGGCCCGAGTCGATCCGACAGTCCTTCGCACCCGCCCGCACCGTCAGGACCGGGGCGCTCAAGGTAAAACTCGAGCTCAACGGAGGCGGGCAATGAACGGCGCGCTTCCCATCATCTTGGCCGACCAGCGTCTCGCGGCACCCCGCAGCATCAAGGGCTGCATCTTCGGCAAGTCCGGCATCGGCAAGACCTCGCTGCTATGGACGCTCGATCCCGCCACCACGCTTTTCATGGATCTGGAAGCCGGCGATCTCGCCATCGAGGGATGGGCCGGTGACACGATCCGCCCCAGGACCTGGGACGAATGCCGCGACTTCGCGGTGTTCATCGGTGGCGCCAACCCGGCACTACGCGACGACCAGCCCTACAGCCAGGCGCATCACGACGCTGTCGTCACCCGGCTCGGCGATCCGGATCAGCTCGACCGCTACCACACGGTGTTCATCGACTCGATCACGGTTGCCGGCCGGCTCTGCTTCCAATGGGCCAAGGGCCAGCCGGAGGCGTTTTCCGACAAGACCGGCAAGCCCGACATTCGCGGCGCCTATGGCCTGCATGGCCGTGAGATGATCGCCTGGCTGACCCATCTGCAGCACACGCGCTCGAAGAACATCTGGTTCGTCGGCATCCTCGACGAGAAGCTCGACGACTTCAATCGCAAGCAGTTCGTTCCGCAGATCGATGGCGCCAAGACCGGGCTCGAGCTGCCCGGCATCGTCGACGAAGTCATCAGCATGGTCGAGCTGAGGGATGATGACGGCGCTCCCTACCGCGCCTTCGTCTGCCAGACGCTCAATCCTTACGGCTTTCCGGCCAAGGACCGCTCGGGCCGCCTCGACATGATCGAGCCGCCCGACCTCGGCCGACTTATGGACAAGATCCGCAGCGGCTCACGACTGACTGTCGCCGCGCCCGCATCAGCAGCTTCCACCCAACCGCCCGCCAATGCAGTTCAAGAACAAGGAGCCTGACCCATGTCGGCATGGAACGATTTCAACGATGCCCAGACCAACACCAACCTCATCCCCAAGGGCACGCTCGCCAAGGTGCGGCTCACCATCCGCCCCGGCGGCTTCGACGATCCGTCGCAGGGCTGGACCGGCGGCTATGCCACGCGCGGTTCGACCGGCGCCGTCTATCTCAATGGCGAGTTCACCGTGCTCGAAGGTCCCTATGCCCGCCGCAAGATCTTCACCCTGATCGGCCTTTACAGCCCCAAGGGCCCGGAATGGGCCAATATGGGACGCGGCCTCATCCGCGGCATGCTGAATTCGGCGCGCGGTCTTTCCGACAAGGACCAGAGCGAGGCAGCCCAGACAGCGCGTCGCATCTCCGGCTTTGCCGATCTCGACGGACTGGAGTTCGTCGCCCGCATCGACATCGGCACCGACACCAATGGCGACGACAAGAACGAGGTCCGTTCCGCGGTCACCGCCAACCACAAGGACTACGCCGCCATCATGGGGCTGGTCACGGCAACGCCGCAGGCCAGCGCGACCAACGCTCCCCAGCGCAACGCCTATGCCGACGCCAGGCAGCACGGCACGACGCCGTCGTCGCGCCCCTCGTGGGCACAGTAGAGCGAGGGTTGAGCAATGCTGCTTCGTCCCCGCCAGAAACTGTTTGTCGAGCGCAGTGTCGCTGCGCTCGACACCCACGCCAATACGCTGGGCGTCGCACCAACCGGCGCCGGCAAAACCATCATGTTGTCGGCCGTCGCTGGCAAGATGATCGGCGATACGGACGCAAAGGCGGCTGTGCTCGCCCATCGTGATGAATTGACCGCTCAAAACCGCGACAAGTTCGCTCGCGTCAACCCCACCATTTCCACCTCGGTCGTCGACTCCAGTGACAAATCCTGGAATGGCCGTGTCACCTTCGCCATGGTGCAGACTTTGTCGCGCAGCACCAACCTCACCAATATGCCGGCGCTCGATCTGCTGGTCATCGACGAGGCGCATCACGCCACCGCCGACAGCTACCGGCGCATCATCGATCAGGCACTGAAGGCCAATCCGGCCTGCCGTATTTTCGGCGTCACTGCGACACCCAATCGTGGCGACCGCAAGGGTTTGCGCGAGGTGTTCTCCAATGTCGCCGACCAGATCCGCATTGGCGAACTGATCCGCTCCGGCCACCTGGTGCCACCCCGCACCTTCGTCATCGATGTCGGCGTCAGGGACGACCTGGCCAAGGTCCGCAAGACCGCAAGCGACTTCGACATGAGCGAGGTTGAGCGCATCATGAACCGCGCGCCGGTCATGGATGCCATCATCCGACATTGGAAGGAGAAGGCCGCCGGGCGGCAGACCGTGGTGTTCTGTTCGACGGTCGACCATGCCCGCAGCGCCACCGATGCCTTCAACGAGGCCGGTGTCGCAGCCGTTCTCGTCCATGGCGAGATGGCTGATGGCGAGCGCCAGGCGGCGCTTGCCGCCTATGCTGCCGGCGACGTCCAGGTCGTCGTCAACGTCGCCGTCCTGACCGAGGGTTGGGATCACCCGCCGACGGCCTGCGTCGTGCTGTTGCGCCCGTCCTCATACAAGTCGACCATGATCCAGATGGTCGGTCGGGGTTTGAGAACCGTCGATCCCAACGAACATCCGGGCGTCGTCAAGACCGACTGCGTTGTGCTCGATTTCGGCACCGCCAGCCTGATGCATGGCTCTCTCGAGCAGGAGGTCGATCTCGCCGGCCACGAGGCGTCGGGCGATGCGCCGACCAGGTGCTGCCCGCAATGCGAGGCGGACATCCCGCTCGGCTGTCAGGAATGCCCGCTTTGCGGTTTTGTCTTCGACAGCATCGGCGACGACGGCGGCAATGTTCCGCTCGGCGATTTCGTCATGTCGGAGATCGATCTCCTCAAGCGCTCCAGCTTCCAGTGGTGTGACCTGTTCGGTGACGATGCAGCACTTATGGCCAACGGGTTTTCCGCCTGGGCCGGCGCCTTCTTCCTCAACGGACGCTGGTACGCGGTCGGCGCGGCGAAAGGGATCGAGCCGCGCCTGCTCTCGATCGGTGAGCGCATGGTGTCCCTGGCCGCCGCCGACGACTGGCTGAACGAGCACGAATCCGATGAGAGCGCCCACAAGACACGGCGCTGGCTGTCGCAACCGCCCACCGACCGGCAGCTGGCGTACCTTCCGGCCGATTACCGGCACGATTTCGGGCTGACCCGCTATCAGGCTTCGGCGCTCATCTCCTTCCAGTTCAACCGCACTGCAATCAGATCTCTGATCTTTGGCGCCGGTCAGCACGAACTTGCGAGGGCTGCGTGATGATTGATCCGACCAAAGCTGAGCAGGCAGCGATCCGCAGCGCAATGAAGCCGCTTGCCGAGATCATGGAGGAGATCGGCTGGCAGACCCGTCTCGTCGACCTTTCGGAACATCAGGTACTGACCCTGATCGAGGTGACCGCCACCGGTTTCCAGGACGCGCTTCGTGAACACGCCGCCGCCAATCCCACCCTCGTTCCGGAGGTGCCGTTCTGATGAAACTCTGCACAAAATGTGGCGTCGAAAAGGACCTCGGCGAATTTGGTCGTCGGAAGCTGAGCGCGGACGGTCGACAGAGCTGGTGTCGAGATTGCCGGCGTGAGTACCAACGAATCTACGCTCAGAACTGCAGGGATCCGAAGCGACATCGCGAAGCACAACGGCGATACCGCACGCGGCATGCCGAAAAGCACCGTGCCCACTGCATTGTCAGGAAAGCGATTCTGAGCTGCCGGATCATCGTGCCCGTCTGGTGCCAGCGCTGCGGCTGTGTGACCGAACTCGAAGCTCACCACCACGACTATTCGCAGCCACTCGCTGTCGAATGGCTGTGCTCGATCTGCCACGGGCGCGCGCACCGTCGCTACGAGGGAGGCGATCATGCTGGACTATAATCGCCGCCCGGGCTTCGCCGACCACATCAACACAGCCATCGATGCAGCGCTTGTCGCCGAGAACGAGGCCACGCCGCCGCGCGATTACCTCGGCGGCTCTCGCCTTGGGCAGCCTTGCGAGCGCGCCCTGCAATATGAGTTTACGGCAACGCCCAAGGACGACGGCGCCGGCTTTACCGGCCAGACGCTACGCATCTTCGCCATCGGCCATGCGCTCGAAGGCCTCGCCATCAGCTGGCTGCGTGCCGCCGGTATCGATCTCTATACGCGCAAGGGCAATCGACCCGATGGCGGCCAGTTCGGTTTTTCCGCCGCTGGCGGCCGCATCCGTGGCCATGTCGACGGCATTATCGCCGCCGGGCCTAAAGGCTTTGGCCTCGCCGTTCCCGCGCTGTGGGAATGCAAGACCATGAACGCGAAGAACTGGCGCGCCTGTGTCAAGGATGGCGTGACGAAGTCCAAACCCGTCTACGCCGCTCAGATCGCCCTCTACCAGGCCTATATGGAAGCCTCGGTGCCCGGCATTGCCGCCGCTCCGGCGCTGTTTACCGCCATCAACAAGGACACCGCCGAACTCCACCACGAGCTTGTGCCGTTCGATGCCGATCTCGCGCAGCGCATGTCCGATCGCGGCGTGCGCATCCTGCAGGCGACGGACGCCGGCGAGCTGCTGCCGCGCATCTCCATCACCCGAGATTTTTTCGAATGCCGCTTTTGTCCATGGGCCAAGCGCTGCTGGGAGCAACCCGTATGAGCGACGAGCATGACGACGACATGACCGGCTCCCCGAAGCCGCCCGTCAGCGGCGAGATTGTCCATTTCAATCCATGGCGCGACTTCAACGACGCGCCCTGCCAGATTGACGTGTTCGGCGACGAGCCAGACCCCGAGCAGATCGCGCAGTTCATGGAGGTGGTGTTCGGCTACTGCGAAGGCCTGATCCCGGTGCGCAGCTTCATCGACAAGGGTCAGGGATTCGATGGCCGCCCGCACAACATCTGGATCGACGCCGACAACACCGTGGCCGAGAAGATGGCGACATTCGCCAGCTGGGCCGGCCGCGAAGGCGCCGCCGTCTATGTGATCCCCGGCACGGTCGCCGCCAAGGGTCAGGCCAAGGCCGTCGACATCTTGCAGATGCAGACGGTGGTCGTCGACATCGACACCGGTGACATTGCCGCCAAGCGCGCCCATCTCGAACGTCATCTCGGATCCCCGACCATGGTAGTGGAAAGCGGCGGCGTGACACCGGATGGACAGCGCAAGGCCCATGTCTGGTGGAAGCTGAGCGAGCCGGCCGAAGGCCACGATATCACCCGCATCTGCCGTCTGCGCGGCGACATCGCCGCCAAGATCGGTGGCGATACGCATTTCCGCTCGGCGCATCAGCCGATCCGGGTGGCAGGCTCGGTCTATTACAAGAACAGCCTCAAAACGCAGGTGCGCATTGTCGAGCTGAACACCGACCTCGAGCGCGATCTTGAAGAATTCATCGAGGCCGTCACCGACATGCCGCCGGCACCGGGCATCTCGCTGCAGCCTGACTTTTCCGTAACTGACAAGCCGGCCGTCGCCGATGTGCTGGTGACCCCGGTGCGCGAGGGCGCGCAGGATGACTGGTCGCGCTTCGAGGGCGCCTCGGCCGCCATCGGCCACTACATCCGCATGGTGCACGACGGCCGGCTGTCGAAGGGCGAAGGCTGGCAGGCAATCTGTGAATACAACGCCGCCATGTTGCGGCCTGCCTGGCCGGTGGAGCGGCTGAAGCGCGAGTCGGAGCGGCTCTGGTCCATCCATGTCGAAAAGCACGGTCCCCCGCTGGTCCGCCTCGACAGCGCGGCACCCGCGCCGAACGAGCTTCCCACCTTCACGCTCGGCGCGCTGCTTGACGACACCACCCCAATGCCGGCCGACATCATCGCGCCGCGCGTGCTGACGCCGGGTGGCCTTCTGGTGCTCGGCGGCGCACCAAAGGTCGGCAAGAGCGATCTGTTGATCACCTGGCTCGTGCACATGGCCGCGGGCGTGCCCTTTCTTGGCTTCACGCCGCCGCGGCCGCTGCGGATCTTCTACCTGCAGGCGGAGATCCAGTATCACTACCTGCGTGAGCGCATGCAGCAGATCGGGTTGCCGTCCGACATGCTGGCCGCCGCGCGCGACAATCTCGTTGCCACGCCGAAGCTGCAGATGCTGCTCGATGCCGAGGGCAGCGTGCGTGTCGCCGCAGCGATCCGACGCGCTTTTCCGGTCGAACCCGTAGACATCATCTGCATCGACCCGATCCGCAACCTGTTCGACGGTGGCCCAGATGGTGGCGGCGAAAACGACAATGCCGCCATGATGTTCTTCCTCAAGGATCGCGTCGAGGCCCTGCGCGATCATATCGATCCCGATTGCGGCGTAGTTCTTATCCACCACACCAGGAAGCTCTCCAAGCAACAGGTGAAGGACGACCCGTTCCTCGCGCTCTCCGGCGCCAGCGCCCTGCGTGGCTTCTACACCACCGGCCTTATCCTGCACCGCCCTGACGAAGAGTCATCCCAACGGCGACTGGAAATCGAATTGCGCAATGGCCCGGCGTTGCCGGCAAAACTCGTCGACAAGGTCAACGGCCGATGGGTCGAACTCAACCCGATGAACGAGCGGCTGGTACGTGCAGAAGTAGGCGCCAAGCACGATGCTGAACGTGTGCGCAAAGGCGATGTGATCCTGCAACTCCTCTTCGATGAGGCCCGTTCCGGCCATCTTTATACCGCTTTGCAATTCGCTGAAGCCTTCGAGAACAAGGCCGGGCTCGGCGGCAAGGACACGATCCGGGAGCGGATCAGCGTGCTTGCGACCAAGGGCTTCATCAAATTCGTCCGTGATGGCGCACCGTTCGGGTTGCCCACCTCAAGGTCGAAATTTGGCTATCTCTGCGTCGAGGGCATGAGGTTTCCGACCGGCGAAGCCGACGCCGATGAGGAGACGGGTGAGATCGTGCCCGTTCTCAATCCTGTGCTGCCGACCATCTACAAATGTCCGCAAAGCGGCGCGGCGCTCCCGGTCGAGAACCCGACCGTATGGGTCTATCCGGAGGGTGTCGAATGATCATCTGGCACCGCGTCCCGTATTGCGCAGCATTGCGCAGCTTCAAGTTGGGGGAGTTGGGAAGTTTTCTCCCAACTACCTGCGCTGCATCACTGCCGATTTCGCAGGCTCGCGCACCAGCAAGTTGGGAAGGCCTTTCCCAACTACCTTTGATCTTCCGCGCACCATCACGCTGTGACACGCAGCTTCAAGTTGGGAACGGCTTGAACGTTTCTCGCCTCCACAACTTGATTTTATCAAGCAATCACAAAGACTTGACTGCCTTTTCAAGTTGTGGGGGTGAAACCCACCCTTACAGGGTGGGGAGGAGGACGCCCAGCGTAGCCGCTGGCGTCTCCTCCTCCCTCTGCCCGGTTCGGGAAGGTCCGGCGTGTCTTCCGTCCGTTAGCAGTAAGAGGTGAACCATGAATCAGCGACATGTCGTGCATGCGCTCAACTTTTCCAATCCTCCACAAGTAGGCACGGTGCTGCTGCGCGAAGGACAGCGATACGAACTGCTCGAAATCCGACCCTACGTCCGACGCGATGGAAAACAGACCTGGCTGCTCGTCTGGCAGTCCCACTGTGCAGATTGCGATCGCGCGTTCGAGGTCATCACCGGCATCAAGACCTCCGTCGGCAACCTCAACCGTCGTTGTTCAATCCATCATAGTCCAGGGCGAGCCGTCTCGGCCGCCGGTGTTGCACGCCGCAATCGCTTTCTACGCCGCAAGGCATCTCGCAAGCCGTGAGCGCAAAGATCCCGACCAGACGACGGTGGCCCGTACCGCCAAGCACATGACCGCCGTCGTCCTCCACCACAGCAGCCAACCCGAGAAGGAGACCACCCATGGCTGAACCGACTCAGCGCATTGAGAACAGCAGCGCAATCCCCACATTGCACGTCGCGATGACGCACCGCCCCGTGCTTGCCCTCGACCTCGGCACCACCACCGGCTGGGCATTGCGCGATGCCGATGGCCTGATCACCAGCGGCACCGTCTCGCTGCGCCCGGGCCGCTTCGATGGCGGCGGCATGCGCTATCTGCGCTTCGCCAACTGGCTGGCCGAGATCGACCGGCTCACCGGTCCCATGGCCGCGATCTGGTTCGAGGAGGTGCGCCGCCATGCCGGCACCGACGCTGCCCATGTCTATGGCGGGCTGATGGCGACGCTGACCGCTTGGGCCGAGCAGCATGGCGTGCCCTATCAGGGCGTTCCGGTCGGCACCATCAAACGTCACGTGACGGCCAAGGGCAATGCCGGCAAGGAGGCGGTGCTTGCCGCCATCCGTGCGCGCGGTTTCAGCCCAGCCGATGACAATGAGGCCGATGCCATCGCGCTGTTGCTATGGGCGGTGGAAACCGCAGGCGGTGTGCGATGAGCGAATGGACGCCGAGCCTGGTCGAGAAGCGGCTTGCAGAGGCTGCCGCAGTCCTAAAACGTCTCCCCGGGCCACGGCGACAGGGATATTTCAACACCTGGCCGGATTACTTCTACGAGTTCGCCGACTTCGTCGGTCAGGAACCGCAGCCGATGCGCCTCGTCCCGTCGCCCGCCGCCATCAGCCAGATGGAGGAAACGCTGACCTGGACCTTCGACCTCGACCCGGTCGACGGCAGGATCGTGTGGATGAAAGCCCATGGTTGGCGCTGGAAGGCGATCTGCGGCCGGGTCGGGCTTCAGCGGTCCGCAGCCAACCAACACTGGCTTTATGCGCTGTGCCTCATCGCCCTGAAGCTCAACCGGCGGCGGTTCAATCGCAACCTGTCGAGGCGCAAGGTGATCGAACTGGCTTGTGCGTCGCAAGCATGAGAACCGGGTAGAAATCCGTCCGGCGGACAGTTTTCGAACGGACAAAACCGGCTTGTTTGGGGTAGATTCTGGATATGCTCGGGAGAGCAGCGCGCCCGCGACGGTGAAAACCATCGCGGGCGTTGTCGTTTCCAGTACTACCGTCACCATCATCAGCATTATCGACGAGATCAGCCCCGTGCCCGTGCGTCCGCCGATCCATCGCCCGGTTGGCCGGCGCGACAAGCGCGAGCGCGATCGTGATTACGCAAGCAGGCGCAATCCGGTGGCACGTGCGCTCTACCGCTCGAAGCGCTGGCGAACGGAACGCGCCGCGTTCCTGCACGAGCATCCGCTGTGTGTGGAATGCGCGCGTCATGACCTGATCCGACCAGCCAGCGTCGTCGACCACATCGATCCCCATGGTGGTGATGAGACGGTGTTCTGGGATTGCAGCCGCTGGCAGGCGCTGTGTGCCTCGTGCCATGGCCGCAAGACGGCGGCGCAGGATGGCGGCTTCGGCAATACGCGGCGCTGCACATGAGCCCGCAACCCCCCCCCCGGGGACCTCAAAAGTAGCGAAAGTTTGCTGCCAGGACCGCGCGCCACCAAGAACACATCCGTGGCCAAAATGGAGCACGGGGGGTGCATGACTAAGATGTTGATTTTATTGGATACAGAAATGGCAATCGCTGAAACTGCGCAGTTTGATGCTGACTACCACATGCGGCACCTCGCGGTGGAATATCGTCGCCTCGATGATCTGGTTCCCTATGCTCGCAATGCCCGCACACATTCGGAAGCGCAGGTTGCCGAGATCGCCGGTTCGATCCGTGAGTTCGGATTTACCAATCCGGTGCTGATTGCTGAGGATGGCACCTTGATTGCCGGCCATGGTCGCGTGCTTGCGGCACGCAAACTCGGCATGGAGACATTACCTGCCATCGTCCTATCGGGCCTTTCGGAAACGCAGCGTCGGGCACTGGTGCTTGCTGACAACCGCATCGCCATGAATGCCGGATGGGATGAAGAATTGCTCGGTCTCGAACTCTCTGATCTGCAGGAGGCAGGCTTTGACCTTGGCCTCACCGGCTTTGACGATGATGAATTGCAGGACCTGCTTTATGGCAATCGTGATGAGCAGGACGGCCTGACCGAGGATGACGCCATTCCGGAAGTCCCGGTAACGCCGGTGAGCCGGCGCGGCGATCTCTGGTTGCTTGGCAATCATCGCTTGCTGTGCGGTGACAGTACCGTTCCAGCAGATGTCACGCGCTTGATGAACGGCGAGCGGGCGGCGCTGTTTGCCACCGACCCACCTTACCTGGTCGACTATGACGGCACCAATCATCCGACCAAGAAGAACGCGTCAAAGCGGGCGAAGAAGATCGCCAACAAGGATTGGTCTGAAGATTATATCGAACAGCCCCACTGGGATGATTCCAGCCAGGGGCCAGAATTTTATGAAGCCTTCTGCCGGGTGGCGATCGATCATGCCATTGCCGAGGATGTCGCCTGGTATTGCTGGCACGCCTCGCGCCGTCAGCGCATGCTGGAAAATGTCTGGGACCAGTTCGATGTTCTGCATCATCAGCAGATCATCTGGGCCAAATCTCGCCCGGTGCTGACGCGCTCGGTGATGCTGTGGGCGCATGAGCCGTGCCTGTTCGGATGGCGTCGCGGCAAGAAGCCCCGCATCAACCGCGAGGGGTTCGAGAGCTGGCCGACCACGGTGTGGAACATCCCATCCTCGGAGATCGAAACCCGCGAGCATCCGACTTCGAAGCCGGTGCGCGTGTTCACGCTGCCGATGCAGCTGCACACAAGACCGGGCGACATTTGCTACGAGCCGTTCTCCGGTTCTGGCTCGCAGCTGATCGCCGGCGAGAAGACCGGCCGCAAAGTTTACGGGCTGGAATTGTCGGAAGCGTTCTGCGACGTGGTCGTCGAACGCTGGCAGGCGTTTACCGGCAAGGTTGCAACGCTCGATGGAGACGGCCGCAGCTTCGATGATGTCGCCGCCGAGCGTGTGCCTGATACCGAGGATGCGGCAGCGGCATGAAGCAATCGCGCACCATATCGCTGGTGGAATCGCTGACCAACGTCGCCGTCGGCTATGGCATCGCCGTTGCGACGCAGATCCTGGTGTTTCCGTTGTTTGGATTGTCGACCACGCTCGCCGAGAACATGGCGATGGGCGCCATCTTCACCGTGGTGTCGATTGCGCGCAGCTACTGTCTGCGCAGGACGTTTGAAGGCCTGCGGGTGAGCAAAAAAGCCAAAACATAGCTTCAATGTCGAACTCTTTTGGTCAGGCTTTCTGGGTGTTTAGGGAAATGGAGGCAGGTTTGACCCTGATATCCTCGGCTTCCTTGGCCAGACGGGCGGTGCGTAGCCGGAGTGTCTTTTCCTGACGGGCCTGAGCGACCGGGTCGCATTTTTGGTCCACGGGTTTCCGGAGAAGAAAGGGTGCTTGAATTTTAGCGAAGGCGATCTCGGCCGTTTGGCGAGACCTGCTGTGTGTTGATGTCATTGTCGGTGGTGTCTTCCAGAGGCCAGCTTCGGTGAGCAGCCATAAAAAAAGGCCAGGCAAACTGCCTGACCTTGATTGGTATTATGCCTTCGCAGTGCCAGTACATCCGTGGTCAAAGGAAAGCAGATACCGATTTAGGCAGCTTGCAGGTTGCAAGCCGACATTTTGCCCGACTTGCTGTCGCGCTCCATGTCGTAGGCAATCTTCTGGCCTTCGACGATTTCGCGCATTCCGGCGCGCTCGACGGCAGAGATGTGAACGAAGGCGTCAGCGCCGCCGTTGTCAGGCTGAATGAAGCCGAAGCCTTTTGTGGAATTGAACCATTTAACTGTGCCAGTGGTCATAACGAACCCTTTCATAGCAACATAGAGGACCGCAGCGCCGAGGCGTTACGGATGATGATAGCGATGTTTTAAAGGGAGGGTTCGTTCAAGGCGCGGTGCCAATCGCGCAATAAAAAAGCTCAACAAGAAAATATCGATGGCCTTCAATAGGGGCGATTGGACTTGGTGTCAACTTTTACTTTTGCCAATCGTTACGCGAACCGAAATTATCTGGTGCTCACACAAGGAGTTCTGACATGGCCGGCCGCAAGCCGCTGCCAACACATCTGAAGCTTGTGAAAGGTACAGCCCGTCCGCACCGCATGAACAAGGCCGAGCCAAAGCCGGTGGTGGCAGTTCCTGCGCCGCCGGATCATCTTGATGAGGAGGCAAGCGCCAAGTTTACCGAAATGGCCGAACTGCTCGCCCGTCATGGCGTCATGACCGAGCTCGATACCGGTGCGCTGGCCCGGTACGTCGTGATCTGGCGGCGCTGGCTCGACGCAGAACAGGAAGTGAAGCGCCGTGGGCCGGTGGTGAAGACGTCAAACGACAACATCATCCAGAACCCGTTCCTGGCCGTCGCCAACAAGTGCCTGGCACAGATGGCGCAGATTGAAAGTGAGTTCGGGCTGACGCCGTCGAGCCGCTCGCGGATTCGCATGGCGGAGCCGGCTGAGACCAAAGACCCGTTCGAGGATTTTTTGACCCGTGGCAGAAAAGCGTAAATCCGGATCGGCGAGGAAAGCGCCGTCCTGTCCGGTCGAGGCGTACGCGCGCGCTGTCGCCAGCGGCAAGATTGTTGCCGGGCGCCTGGTGCGGCTTGCCTGCGAGCGTCATCTCGCCGATCTAAAGATGGGCGCCAAGCGCGGCCTGGTCTGGGATGGCGCTGCGGCACGCCATGCGATCGACTTCTTCGGTCATCTCCGCCATTCGACCGGCGAATGGGCCGGCGAGCCGTTCGCGCTGCAGCCCTGGCAGCAGTTCGTCGTCGGTTCGCTCTATGGCTGGAAGCGAAAGAATGGGCTGCGCCGTTTCCGTACAGCTTACGTCGAGGTGGCGAGGAAGAACGGCAAGTCGGTGCTGCTGGCCGGCACGGCGCTTTATGCCTTGATTGCCGATGGCGAGCCCGGCGCGCATGTCTATTCGGCGGCAACGACACGGGATCAGGCGAGGATCGTCTTTGGCGAGGCCGAGCGCATGGTGGCGGCAAGCAGCGCCCTGCAGGCAAGGATCACCAGGACGGTGAACAATCTGGCGGTGCTGCCAACCTCGTCCTGGTTCCGGCCGTTGTCAGCGGATGCCACCAAGATGGACGGTTTGAACATTCATTTTGCGGCTGTCGACGAGGTGCATGAACATCCTGGACCCGAGATCATCCAGAAGCTCAACACCGCGACGGGTGCTCGGCGGCAGCCACTGATCTTCGAGATCACCACGGCGGGTTATGATCGCCATTCCGTTTGTCGCCAGCATCATGAGTTCTCGGTCAAGGCGCTGGAGGGCACGGTGCCGACAGACTCGTCCGACAGCTGGTTCGGCTATATCGCCACCATCGACGACGGCGACGATTGGACTAACCCCGCCGTCTGGGTGAAGGCAAACCCGAGCCTCGGCGTCACCGTCAAGGTCGACGATCTCAAGCGCCAGATCGACGAAGCAAAAGAAATGCCGGCGCAGCAGAACGCGATCCGCCGGCTGAGATTGAACGAATGGACCGAACAGGTCACGCGCTGGCTCGACATGGCGGTGTGGGAAGAAGGTGGCCTGCCAGCCGCCGCCGACTGGCGCATCGTCAAACACGAGCTGGAGGAACTGGAAAGCAAGCTGCTCGGCCGCGAATGCTATGGCGGGCTTGATCTTGCCCGCGTCAATGATCTGTCGGCCTTCGTGCTGTTGTTTCCGCCGACGCTCGACGACGATCTCGACGCCCTTGCAGACAAATGGATCGTCATCTGCCGGTTCTTCATCCCCGAGGATGACATCGTTCGCCGCGTGCGCCGTGACCGCGTGCCCTATGATGTCTGGCGTGACCAGGGATTCCTGACCGCCACACCCGGCAATGCAACCGACTTCGCCTTCGTCGAGAAGGAAATCCTCGAACTGGCATCACGCTATGATCTGCGCGAGCTGTCCTACGACCGCACCTTTGCCGGCGAGATCGTCCAGCATCTGCAGGATGAAGGGCTGGCCCTCGTCCAGTTCGGCCAGGGGTTCCTTTCCATGGCGGCCCCCACGGCGGAACTGGAGCGGCTGTCTGTGTCGCGATCGCTCTGGCATGGCGGTCATCCGGTGCTGCGCTGGAATGCTTCTAACGTTGCCGTGCGTCATGATCCAGCCGGCAACATCAAGCCGGACAAGGAGCGCTCGACCGAACGCATCGACGGCATTGTCGCGATCTGCAACGCGCTCGGCCGGGCGCTGGCGCGTGACGTCAATGCTGGCCGCTCGGTTTATGAGAACCGCGGCATCCTGATGCTGTAGCGGCGACCGCAGAGAAGAAGAGAGTAGATGGCATTCTGGTCAAACTGGTTCGGCGGGGCAAAACCGCCGGCCGCATCTCCGCGCGCGTCGTTCCAGGATGCGGGTGGCGGGATCGTCATCACCACGGCGCAGCAGCTGGAAGAGGCGCTGCGCTCGGGAACGGTGACCGCCTCGGGGGCTGCGGTGACGCCCGACAGCGCCATGCGGGTGGCGGCTGTCTATGCCTGTGTGCGCATCATCTCGGGCGCTGTGGCGACGCTGCCGCTGCACATCAAGCGTCGGGTGGATGAGCGCACCAGGCAGGACGCCTCCGACACGCCGATCTGGACGGTGCTGCGACGACGGCCGAACCGCTGGCAGACGCCATCGCAGTTCCGGCGCATGCTGCAGGCGCATCTCTTATTGCGCGGCAACGCCTATGCGATGATTGTACGCTCACGCGGTCAGGTTCAGGAACTGATCCCGCTGCATCCGGATCGGGTTGAGGTGAAGCAGCGCGACGATCTTGCGCTGGAATATTTTTATACACGCCAGGACGGGTGCCGCATCCAGCTTGCTCAGACGGAAGTGTTCCATCTGGTTGGGCTGACGCTGGATGGCGTCCATGGCGTGTCGGCCATCGGCTACGCTCGTGAAACCATCGGGCTGTCGCTGGCCATGGAAGATCATGGCGCGGCCACCTTCCGCAATGGCGCGCGTGTCAGCGGGGTGCTGAAGCATCCGAACAAGCTCGGCCCGGAAGCCGTCGCCCATCTCAAGGCCGGGCTCGAGGAGTTCCGCTCCGGCGGCGAGCAGGAGGGAAAAAACCTGATCCTCGAAGAGGGCATGGACTATGCCCGCATCGCCATGACGGCCGAGGATGCGCAGTGGCTGGAGGCCAGAAAGTTCAGCCGCACGGACATTGCCATGTTCTTTGGCGTTCCGCCGCACATGATCGGCGACACCGAAAAGAGCACCTCATGGGGCACCGGCATCGAACAGCAGTCGATCGGCTTTGTTGCCTATACGCTCGAAGACCATCTGACCATGTGGGAAGAGGCGATCAACCGCGACCTGATCGGCCCAGAGGGAACGCGCGACGACAATCTCTATGCCCGCTTTAATCGGGCGGCGCTCGTCAAGGGCGACATCAAGGCTCGCTGGGAAGCTTACGTCAAAGGCCTGCAATGGGGCGTCTACAGCCCGAACGAAATCCGCGCGCTCGAAGACCAGAACCCGCGCGATGGTGGGGATGTCTTCTATCCACCGCCGAACACGGCGGGGATGCCGATCACCAACGATGGCGACCATGGCGACAATGATCGGCCGCTCATCGAAAAGGACACTGACACATGAGCCTTCGCAAACTGCCCGAGGCACGGACGTTCCCTCGGCCGCAGAACTACCAGTGGGATACGCCGAGCGGCGTGCTGACGAAATGGGCAGAGCACCCTTTTGCCGCTGCGCCCGATGCCGACGCCACCATCTCCATCTTCGACGTCATCGGCGACGATGGCTGGACAGGCGGCGGCGTCACGGCAAAGCGCATCTCGGCGGCGCTCCGTTCGATCGGAAACAAGGACATTACTGTCCGTATCAACTCGCCGGGCGGCGATATGTTCGAGGGGATTGCGATCTACAATCTGCTGCGTGCCCATCCGGCCAAGGTTACGGTCGAGGTGCTGGGCTGGGCGGCGTCTGCCGCCTCGATCATCGCCATGGCCGGGGATGACATTCGCATGGGGCTCGGCTCCTTCATGATGGTGCACAATGCTTGGGGGCTGGTGATCGGCAATCGCCACGACATGCGTGACGCCGCCACCCTGTTCGACCAGTTCGATGCTGCCATTGCTGATATTTACGCAGCACGCACCCGCATGAAGCGCGCCGACATCGAACAGCTGATGGATGCGGAAACCTTCATGACGGCGGCACAGGCTGTCGAATATGGTTTTGCCGATGTCGTCGACGATGCCGAAATCCACCCAGAGACCAATGCGCCCGCGCAGGTCCGTCCTGAAATCCACGCCAAGCGCCGCATCGATGCGGCGTTGGCGCAACAGGGCATCTCGCGCACGGAGCGGCGCAAGATGTTTTGCCAGATTGCCGGCATGCACGACGCTGCCGACACCGCCACGCACGACGCTGGCTCCCATGCAGCCGCCATCCAGCGGCTGATCGACACCATCAGATCATAGGAGATCCCGTCATGGGTATCGAACTCACCCCGCGTGCGCGCGGGATCCTTGCCGTTCGCGCTGATTCCGGCAGCACCACAAAGATCCTCGCCGAACTGCAGAAGACTTTTGAGGACTTCAAGGTCGAGCGTGACAAGGAACTGGCCGACATCAGGGCCGGCATGGCCGACGTGGTGCAGACCGAAAAGGTCGATCGCATCAATGCCGAGATCACCGCCCTGCAAAAGGCGCTCGACGAAACCAACGCCATGCTGGCAGCGGTGAAGGTCGGTGGTGTCGGCGGGACGACCGATCCGGACAAGGCCGAGCATGCACAGGCCTTCGACCGCTTCTTCCGCCGCGGCGTCGATGCCGGCCTGCGTGATCTGGAGGTCAAGGCCAAGCTGACCACGCAGTCCGATCCCGATGGCGGCTATCTGGTGCCGGAAGAAACCGAAGCCGGCATTGATCGCGTGCTTGGCACCGTATCAACGATCCGCTCGCTGGCCCGCACCATCTCGATCTCGACCAATACCTACAAGAAGCTGGTCAATATGGGCGGCGCAACGTCCGGCTGGGTCGGCGAGGAACAGGATCGTCCTGGCACGGCCACGCCGACGTTGCGTGAGATTGCCATCAATACCGGCGAGATCTACGCCATGCCCGGCGCCACGCAGACCTCGCTCGACGATGCCCGCATCGATCTTGCCGCATGGCTGGCCGACGAGGTGTCGATCGAGTTCGCCGAGCAGGAAGGAGCGGCCTTTGCCAATGGCGATGGCATCAACAAGCCGCGCGGCATTCTCGCCTACGACACGGTGGCGAATGCTTCCCATGTGTGGGGCAAGATCGGCTTCGTTGCGTCGGGGAAAGCGGATGGCTTCCTGGCTGCGACCGCTTCGGTCAGTCCGGCCGACTGCCTGATCGATCTCTATTATGCGCTCAAGTCCGGCTACCGGAACGGGGCATCGTGGCTGATGTCGGATGCGACCATGAACACGGTGCGCAAGTTCAAGGATGCGGAAGGCGCCTATATCTGGGCGCCGCCATCGGGTGCAGCCGAAGTCGCCACTATCCTCGGCAAGCCGGTCTACACCGACGACAACATGCCGGCGGCAGAGGCCAGCAAGTTCCCCATCGCCTTCGGGGACTTCGGTCGCTCCTACCTGATCGTCGACCGCATCGGCATCCGGGTGCTGCGTGATCCGTTCACCTCGAAGCCGAACGTCCTGTTCTACACGACCAAGCGCGTCGGCGGTGGCGTGGTCAACTTCGAGGCGCTCAAGCTTCTGAAGATCAGCACCTGATTATCGGCGTGATCCAGCGGTAGGCGGCCATCACACTGTCAAAGGACGGTCACCCGCTTCTAATCCCATTCATCGAAAGGACTTTTGTCATGAAGGACGGTATCTCCGGCCTCGGCCTCGTTGCATCGCTGGTTCCCGCCGTGGTCACCGCCACCACCAAGGGCAGCCATGCCGATCTGCAGGGGTTTAATTCCGCAACCCTAATCATCAATACCGGCGCGATTGCTGGTGATGGTCTTTACGTCATCACCATCCAGGAAAGCGACACCACCACGGATGGCGATTTTGCCGATGTGGCGGCCGGCGACCTGCTGGGCACGCTTCCTGCTGCGCTCGAGGCCAACACGGCTTACAAGCAGGGCTACAAGGGTACGAAGCGCTACATCCGCGCCGTCATCACCAAAACCTCCGGCACCTCGATTGCCGCCGCTGCGGTCTTTGCGCTCGGCCATCCCCACGACGCGCCGGTCGCCTGATCGGTCAGAGCGGCCAGACAGTCGGCAGCGCCGAGATTCTGGCCATCCCCCGTTCATCAACCTGTTGGAAGACAGCCATGCTCGCTCCCGTCCGCACGGTTGCGCCCGCGACCATGCCGGTGTCGCTGGCCGAGGCCAAGGCCCATCTGCGCGTCGATCACGATGACCAGGACGATCTGATCAGCGCCCAGATCAGGGCGGCGACCGCCTGGCTCGACGGCTGGTCCGGCATTCTCGGGCGGGCGCTGATTACCCAAACCTGGCGACAGGAGTTCGGCCGCTTTGCCGATCACCTGCCATTGCCGCTGGCGCCGGTCACCGCGATCGACAGCGTCAGCTACTTCGATGCCGGCAATGTGCAGCAGACATTGGACACCGGCGTCTACGATCTGTTTGGCGACGCGCGCGGTGCCTATGTCACCCGGCGGTCAGGCCAATCCTGGCCGGCCAGCTTCCGTCGCGCTGACGCCGTCTCCATCGCCTTCACCGCTGGTTATGGCGCGGCGGCCGATGTGCCCGAGCCCATCCGGCACGCCATCCTGCTCATTGTCCAGCGGCTCTATGATGGCGCTGACACCGAGATCGACGTCTCCATCGAGCGCACCGTTCATGCCTTGATCGCGCCCTACCGAAAAAGTCCGCTCTGATGGCCATAATCACCGCCAATGCCCTGCGCGACCGCGTCCGCCTCGAAAAGCGCGAGGAGATCGATGATGGCTATGGCAACACCTATGGCCAGTGGGTCCCACAGTTCGAGCGCGATGCCTGCATCCTTCCATCGAAAGGCGGCGAGACCGTCATCGCCTCGCGCCTGCAAAGCGTCCAGCCAGCCCTGATCATCGTGCGCTACGATGCCGAAACCGCAACCATCAACGCCGCCTGGCGGCTGATCGAAATCCGCTCGGGCACCGTCTACAACATTCGCACATCCGCCGACATGGAGCGGCGCGGCCGATTCATCACCATGCTGTGCGAATCGGGGGTGGCGACCTGATCACCAGCACTGCACGTCGACATCCCCTCCGTCTGCGCGGTTGAAGCGCTGGCCGTGAATGGTGACGTCGCCCAGCCCGGAACATCTCATACAGGGAGAAAGACCATGGACCGTTCGCGTTTCTACGCGGCGCTGCGGCGTCGTGATTCCGGCGTCTTTGGCACATCGCTCACGCAAGCGCAGGTGGATCGGCTGGAAGCAATCCTGGCGCGGCTCGACGCAAAGCGCATCGAACTGGCGCAGGCCGCCTACATTCTCGCCACTGCCTATCATGAAAGCGACCGCTTCCGCACCATGGAGGAATACGCGTCGGGCGCTGCCTATGAAGGGCGGGCGACGTTGGGCAACACGCAGCCGGGCGATGGGGTTCGGTTCAAGGGACGTGGCTTCGTCCAGATCACCGGCCGGCGCAACTATACCGACTGGGCAAAACGTCTCGGCGTCGATCTTGTCAATAATCCGGCACTCGCCGCCCGCATCGATCATGCGACCACGATCCTGATCGACGGCATGATACTCGGCACCTTCACCGGCAGGAAGCTGCCGGATTACGTGACCGGCGCGAAGAAGGACTTCGTGAATGCACGACGGGTGGTGAATGGGACGGATCGGGCGGCGATGATCGCCAACCATGCGCGCGCGTTCGAGAAGGCGCTGGCTGGTGCCGGCTACGATGCCGCCACGTCGCGGTCGCCGAGCGCGCCGACACCGACGCCCGAGCCTGCACCCGTCGATATCGTACCCGGCGCCGGAAGGCGCGACCTGCCGGCTGCTGTGATCCTCGTCCTCATCATCCTGATGCTGATCGTGGCTGCCGCGTCCATATTTGGAGGCTGATATGAGCGCCCTTGCATCCATCCTGCTCGGGGCGGCAAGTGAGCTTGCCGTGCCCGTCATCAAGAAGATTCTTGGCGACAGACTCGGCGGCGCAGGCGGCGATATCGCCGGCAAGGTGATCGACGTCATTGCTGAAAAGGCTGGCGTATCTCCCGACAGATTGCCCGACGTGCCGGCTGGCGAGCTGCAGGACGCCATCGTCGCCGCCGAGCCGAATGCCGCCGACATCCTCATGTACCATGTCGAAAGCCAGCGGTTGATGAACGAGACGTTGAAAGCCGAACTCGACAAGGGCGGCCCGACATGGACTTGGGGCTGGCGACCGGGCTGGATGTGGCTGCTCGCTTTCGTCTGGCTCTACGCGCTGATCCTGCGCCCGCTCGCCAATGCAGCCTTCGGCGCTGCAATCGAGGCCGTCGATCTCACCATCCTCATGACGCTGACCGGCGTGTTTACCGGCCTCTACATGGGCGGCCATACCGCCAAGAGCATCGTATCCGGATTGCGGAGGCACCCCGATGACTGACCAGGCACCGAAACGCTTCGAGGACCTGCCCGAGGAAACGAAAGCCTTCCTGCTTGCCCTGCGTCCCGATGAGGTCAAAACGCTCGATGACGGCATTCGCCTGGTCCGCTCGATCAGCACCGTGTCCGCATTCGTCAAATGGATCATCGTCGGCATTCTCGGCATTGCCGTCGGCATCGCCATGTTCGGCGAGAGCATCGCCAAGATCGTCAAATGGTTCCAGTCGTCAGGGTGATCGGGACCGGAGACAGCCGGCCACTTTGCTTGGTGCCGACGCCTACCTCCATAGCACCACGCTGCTATACAAGATCAATTCCAGCACCACGGCGCGCATGTGCGGGCGGCTAGTGCTGAACGGATCGCCGGAAATCCGGGGATCGCGGGGGGAGATATCCGGGGCGCATGCCTCCGAGGCGACGACGCTCTGGCTGCAGACCATGGTGGCACTTGGCGCGGGCGATACCGTCGAGCTGCAGGGCAAGTTCCGCATGGCGGATGGGTATTTCGCTGCCGATCACACGTCCTTCTGGGGTGCCAAGATCGGTTGAAGTGGGCTTGCGCTGCTGTCCCTAAACTTCTCCGCACACGCCAACG